GCCGGGGTTTTTTCATGCCTAATCCGCTACATTAGACGCATACATCTGTAATTCAAATGCCCGCCAGCAATCTGCGTGCAATCGACAAGCTCCGTAAAGCAGCCAACCTCGAACCAGTCAAGAAGGAAATCGAACTTTCGGATGGAACGATTTTCGAAATGTACGTGACGCCGCTGACGATGGCCGAGCGTGAGCGTGCCCAACGCAACGCCAAGTCTGACGACGCCAACGCTTTTGCACTGCAGCTTCTGGTTTCCAAAGCACAAAACGCTGATGGGCAAAAACTGTTTAGTGCAGGTGAGATTGATGTGCTGAAGCACGAAGTCAAGGACAAAGACTTGCAGGCACTGATGCTCGGCGTGCTTACTGACGACGAATCTGCGGAAATGGACCCAAAATCCTGAGCGCAGAACTTCGCAAAGACAACTGGCTCATGCTGCAGTTTGGCGTTGCCAAAGAACTGGGCATGAGCTTGTCGCAAGTTCGCGCCACCATGACTCCAGAGGAACTCATCGGCTGGAGCGCCTACTTCAAAGTGCTCAACGACGAGCAGCAAAAAGAAATGGATAAAGTCAAGCGCCGCCGCTAAACTTGACTATAAGGTTTACTGGCTTCTTGGGATGGCTTCTTACGACGCCAATATAAACCTAAAGCTTAATGCCAATGCGGTAGAGCGAGAACTAAACAAATTAGAATCCCGTTTTAACAAACTAAATGAAGTAATTGTTGGTCCTAAAAAGGGAGTAACCCGCGCGGCGGAAGCTTTTATACCTAGAAAAGCCTTAACTACCCTGCAACGAGAACTATCCAACGTTGCTCAACGAACGAACACGGTCGAAAAAGCTTTTGCCCGCCTTGTAGAAGGTATTGGTACGGCAAGCATAAGTGCAGCGGCGTTAGATACTGTAAATAACGCACTTAAAGGTTTAGCAACATCAACAGCCGCAACTGCGGCAGGGTTTTCTGACTTAAGTGACACAGCTCGACTTGCACTACGGACTCTTGTCCCTGGTTTTACGGAACTCGATGCAGCTAGTCAGCTTTCTGCTAAGTCTATAAATACTGTTCAATTTAAACTGCAACAACTTTTAAATAGTACAGAAGGATTTAGAGAGTTTATACAGAATTTTGGTACTTTAAATAGTGTAGCCGGTGGTGCAACAGCTGCGCTAGTTTTACTTGCAGGTGTTGTCGAAAGTCAGCTTTCTAAAGAACTTTACGGGCTTGAGCAGGTATCAAGTAACGCGTTAAAAGGGCTAGCTGATGATGCAGCAAGAGGAGTTAGCGAGCTTGAGCGAGTTATTAAAGTTACTCAAGGCACAGCTAATCAATATCGGCGTCTAATTAAACTAGGTGAAGAACGTATTGCAAATGTACGTTCTGAATCAGTTGAGGCTGCCCGTGCTGCAAATACTATCGCTCAAGCACAAAAACGACTTAACGACGAGCTTCGTGAACAAGCAGATCTAATTAAAGCAGCCCGTGGAACGAATATAACCGAGCTTGAAGCTGCAAAAGGGCGTAAATCTATTGAAACAAGGAAAAAAAGAGAAGAGTTTGTTGAACAACAAAAAAGAGATAGAGAAGACTTTATTAACAAGCAGAACGAAGACCTGCTTCAAGTTAAACAAGCTATTCTTAAATTAGAGAATCGCGGTATTTCAGCTTTAGAGGAAAAACTCGCTGTTCAGCGTAACATTACTAATGAAGCAACTCTTCAAGCACAAGCCGAAAAAACACGAGCAGAGCAAGTTGCTGCGGCTCAGTTAGGTCGCGGGAAGGGGTTATCCTTACCTACGCGCACTTCTTATAGAACAGCGGGCTCTTTAGGATTCCCTGTTGCTCTTCCGGAAATAGAGCAAGATAGACGAATAGCCCAAGAAAAAGCCCGAAGAGACTCTGCTCAAGCTGCTTTAAACCAACAAAAAACAAACACTTTTTTAACTAAGGGTGTAACTGCTTTAAGGGCACAAGTTGCTATCGCGCAGCAGTTAGATGGTGTGTATGACGGCATTGTTGCTTCTCTAGAAAAAATAAACCGGCGCCAAGGTCAGTTATTGCGTGCAAGACAAAACAGGGGTAACAGACAGCAGTTAGGCGCAGAAAACCTTAAACTTTTGCAGCAAATAAACAACCTAACTACTAACAGAATAACAAAAGAGTCTATTAAAAATAGGCTGTTTGAAGCAGGTGTAAAAATCAAAAACAATGAATTTGAAGAGGTAAAACGTATTCAAAAAGAAGTACGCAATTTGATCGGGTTAGAAGACAAGCGAATACAAAGAGCTAAACGTTTGGTTGAATTTAATAAAGCTCGAAGAAAGCAGCGGCGAAAAGAAAGACAAAATGCTCAAGAAAATGCACTTATTGGCGGCGCTTTTCCCCTGCTGTTCGGGCAAGGACTTGGTGCGTCAGCTGGCGGTGCTTTAGGGGGTTTCCTTGGTGGTAAGGCGGGGGGTCAACTTGGTTTCGGTCTTTCCCTGGTTGGCACGGCTATTGGTCAAGCTTTTGACGACGCGACTAAACGTGTTAATGAAATGGGTAACGCACTTAGAAGTTTAGATTTAAACGCCTTAGAACAATCAGCAATACGAGTATCTGAAGAGCTTAAGTTTCAAGTTGAAAAACTAAAAGAATCTGGACAGTTTGCTCGTGCTAGAGCCTTAGTTGAGCAGACTGTTGCACGACAAACGGGGAGCACAGCAACAGTAATTAAAGACATCGCTAATGCAGGAAATTTAGTTAAAGCAGCTTTTGACGAGGTAGTGGCCTCTGGCAGTGTTTTGCTTGGTGCGGTTGCTGCTCCTTTTGCCGCTGTTTTAGCGGGTATTTTAAAAGTAGTAGCTGAGATATTTAAAATCGTAAACCGAGGTATTTCTTTTGTCGGTAATTTACTTAGAAAAGTCGAGGATATAATAGACCCAGGTAAAACCATTCAAAAAACTATCGAAAGCATTGCTCCTAGTGTGGCGGAAGCAACAGCAGAAATGAAGAAATTTGCAGAAGAGCTAAACCGTACTCTTCAGATTGCCCAAGAAACGGCTGATATAGATCTAGCCAAAACAAGAATAGGCCCTGGTAATACTGCAGATAATAAACTTGCTAGAGCTCGTATCGAATATCAGCGTGAGTTAGTCAGTATTCAAAATAATATAAACGACAAACTGAAAGAAGCCGCAAAACTTACGGGTAAGGAACGTATTGATACGGCTAAGAGCATCTTATTGCTAGGAACTAAACAAAAGAGGATAGCAGAGCTTAACTTTAACCGCACTCAAATAAACATTAAAGCTCAGGAAGAGCTTCGTATTGCCCGTGCCCTTGAAGAAGTAGAAAAGCGTAGAGCAAGGATTATAAAAACACGTTTGGACCGTATTAACACAGAACTAAATGCAATACGAGAAAGAAATCAATCAGAATTTGACCTGCGTGCTTCTGATGCAGAATACCCGCGTGCAACCCCTTTCAAAGGCCCTACCCAAGAAGAAGTTAAACAACAAAAAGTTAACGAAATTATTAGAGGACAAACTAAGGAACTCGCTGACTTAAACAGTAAAAATTTAGACGAAAAAATAAGAAAACTAAAGGAAGAAACTATCGAAAACCGAACAAATCTAGCTCTTAATCGTTTAAATGCGGAGTTTACAAACAGAAGACGTGAGGCTCAAGAAAGCCTACTTATAAGTGCACAAAATGAAATAGACCTTATTGACGCTAAAATAAAAGGTAATCAAACAGAAGTACGTATAAACCAACAACTAGAGGCCATACAAAGAAGCGTAGGCACTCTAAATGCTAAGGAAATACAGAACTTGCGACAAAAACTGCTGTTACTTGAACAGAGAAAACAACTCGAAAAAGAGTTTAATCTTGAGCAAGAAGCTCGATTTACTGGTGCAGGTTTAAAAGCCGGTTTTATAGGTGAAGCTGGAAAAATTTTTGAAGGCACTTTAATTGGTGGTGGTACAGAGCAAGAAGCCCAAAAGCTTGCTGAACTAACCAACCAGTTGGTTCTTGCTCAAACAGAGGCAAGAGCTTTAGAGCAAGCTGTGGTTGGTATAGGCGAAGCACTTGCAACTACGCTAACTACAGGCGTTAATGAACTGGTTGCTGGAACGAAGAGCGCCCAAGAAGTATTTGCCGACTTCTTGAAAAACATTGCACAGCTGCTGCTTAAAACTGCCGCACAAATGATCGCAACCTACACCGCTATCGGTGTTGCACGCCTGTTTGCAGGTGTTCCTGCAGGTGGCGATGACAGTTTTGGAGTACCCAATATTGTTCTTGATAGTGTCATAGGCGCGAGAGCAAATGGTGGTCCGGTTAAAAGCGGCAGCCCCTACATCATCGGAGAGCGTGGTCCCGAACTCTTCGTTCCACGCTCCAGCGGCAGGGTAGTTCCCAACGGTCGCTTCGGCGGTGGCGGTGGAGGCGATGTTAATGTCGTCGTCAACGTTGACGCCAAGGGCTCCAACGCTCAAGGCAGCGACAGGGATGCGAAGGCGCTTGGTTCGGCCATCGGCATCGCAGTAAGATCAGAATTAGTTAAGCAGAAGCGGCCTGGAGGTTTGTTGGCAAGCTAATGGCTACTTTTCCCGACTACGACCCTCTGTATGGAGCGGTCAAGACAGTAGAACCTGAGTTTCGTACCGTCAGATTTGGCGACGGTTACGAGCACAGGTTCATCTTGGGGCTCAACAATAATGTGCGTAAGTATGATTTAACTTTTGACCTTGAGGATGACGACGCAAACGTAATTGAAAGTTTCTTGCGGGATAGAGTTTTAGATCAAGAGTCGTTTACATGGCGACCACCGACCTCAGGCACGGATTACAAGTGGGTTTGTGAATCCAGAACACGCGAACTTTACGCCCCAGGTCGCAGCCGCCTGCAACTAACTTTCCGCGAAGTATTTGAACCCTGATGGCAGTACCCGTATCAGACCTCCAAGCTGTTGCCCCTGGTTCGGTAATCGAGCTGTTCGAGCTGCAACTCGACGCAACGCTCCATGGTGCATCAACGCTTTACCGCTTCCACGCAGGCTCGAACCTAAACGCAAACGGCGAACTTGTCTGGAACGGCAACAACTACTTGCGCTATCCAGTCGAGGCAGAGGGTTTCGAATACACAGGTAACGGCCAACTGCCGCGACCATCAATCCGCATTTCTAACGCCTTAAACCTAATCACCGCCTTACTTTTGACGGTGCCTGACGGGATAGAAGGTGCAAAAGTAACCAGGATCAGAACACTGGCGCGTTATATCGACGCTGCAAACTGGTCAACAGGCGTCAACCCGCTTGGTACGCCAGACCCAACAGCAGAATTCCCACGTGAAATATACTACATTGACCGCAAATCAATCGAGAATGCATCGATTGTCGAGTTTGAGTTAGCGGCAGCTTTCGACCTTGCAGGAGTCAGAGCACCTAAACGGCAGTGCATCGGAAATGTTTGCCAATGGGTTTACAAATCTGCTGAATGCGGTTACAGCGGATCGCTACCAGATTGCACCAAAACAGTCGAAGGATGCAAAGAGCATTTTGGCGAAAACGGTGAACTACCTTTCGGAAGTTTCCCTGGCATTGGAACGTATTTCGTATGAAGTGGCACACTGACGCTCTCAAGCACGCCGAAGCCGAACACCCGCGTGAATCATGTGGTGTGCTTGTGGTTATCAAGGGGCGCAAGCGTTATTGGCCTTGCAAAAACTTGTCAGCCGATAACCAGCAATTCATCATGGACCCGCTTGACTATGCCAACGCGGAAGACAAAGGTGACATCCTCGCAATTATCCACAGCCACCCAGTAACGGCACCCGTACCAAGCCAAGCCGACTTAATTTCAATCGAAAAAACAGGGTTGCCTTGGTATATCGTCAACCCAACGCTGAAGCAGTGGAGCGACGAAATAAAACCATCAGGCTACAAAGCACCTCTGATCGGCAGACCTTGGGTTTGGGGTGTTACAGACTGTTGGAATTTGGCATGGGACTGGTACGCCCAGCAAGGATTGGAGTTGCGTGATTGGGAACGGCCCATCACACCTGAGATTTTTGACGCGTATCCGATGTTTGACGACTGCTGGCGCGATGCAGGTTTTGTTCAGTTGAAGCCGGAAGAGCAGTTAGAGCCTGGCGACTTCTTGCTGTTCAGCATCGGCAAGAGTAGGTTCAATCATTGCGGCGTGTATATCGGTGATCAGTTGGTGCTGCATCATCTTCGGCAGCGGTTGTCATCACGGGATGTGTACGGCGGTTGGCTAATGAAATGCACCGAGCGGAGACTGCGCCATCCCGACATGCGTAAAATGGAGTAATACTCAACCTTGCCATGCTGCGAAAAATTCGTGTCTACGGCAAGCTGGCGAAATTTTTAAAACGCCGTGTATTTAAAGCAGACGTGGCAAGTGCCGCCGAAGCTGTGCGATTTTTGCTGGCTAATTTTCCGCAGCTAGAGCCGCACATGAGCGACCAGTACTACCGAGTGAGCGTTGGTGACTACAGCTTGACTTTGGACGAATTGCAAGACCCTGCCGGTATGCAGGAAATAAAAATCATGCCGGTTATCGGTGGTGCGGGTAGCGGTTCAGCACAGATTTTAGTTGGCGTGGCAATCATCGGTTTGAGTTTAGGTATTGGTGCCATTGCTTCTGCTGGAGTTGGATTAGGAGGGTTTCTCGGTATTGGTACTGTCGGCACTGCTTTTGTCGGTATTGGCGCGGCCATTGCGCTTGGTGGTGTTGCAACGTTACTAACACCCACACCAGAAACCCCAACGGGACCAGACACCCAAAAAGACCCACGAAAAAGCTTTAGTTTCAGCGGTATTCAACAGACAAGTCGCCAAGGCGTACCGGTGCCGATTGTCTATGGTGAAACCATCGTCGGATCAGTTGTGATTTCCGTCGGCGTAGACACCGAGAAGGTCAG